TCATTGAAACTTGTGCAGACATATTTTCATTTCCTTTGTTTTGTATCATTAACTATATAATAGCACGATTCGTGATTCTGTCAAGTTTTTTGACCTAAATAAATGAAGTTTTTTTAAATTATATTGGAAATGCCATATATGGTGTGTTTTTGCTCAACCCAGTCTTGTAATCCAAGTAAGGATATCTCTGCGGCTATGCTTTCTTCAAACACTCGTAATCTATGGTTAGTAAGGATATATGGACTGTTAAGGTATCGGTCTAAGACGAGAATCATCTTACCCGTTTGGTCAATCTTAAGATTGATACCAACTGAATTAGTATTTTTGATTACGTACTCTTTGAAATGTGACTTTAGTATACCAGCACCAAATGATGTTAATCTAAAGTTCTTATCATTTTCAGAAGAACTAATGAAAATATCATTTGTACGAAACTCTTTACGGCCTGCTTTTCGACCTTTAGTGTTATCATTCAGATACTTTATTAGTTCATCTTTTAACATTTAACATTTAGTCTAACTCAAGTTTTTCGCCCTTAGTCAAGACAAAAACTTCAAAATCATCGCAACGAAATAAACTGTTTAGTCTCTGTGCCAGATTGATAGCATGTCCTGGATTAGAGAACGATACTTTTTTATATTTTGGTCCTGGGAAATTAACTAATGAGTTCAAGCTACGTAGATTTATTGCTACTCCTTTGTGGAATACCGCATACACGGCATCTGCTTTTAGGACTTGCTCACTACGATATGTTTTGTTATCCGTATGCTCAAGTAGAATTGTAGGTTTAGGTCTTGCCATATGAAATCCTTGTTAATTATTACTACATGTATTTATCAAAATCTCTGAATATATATACGTAGTTAATGTATTTATACGTTACTTGCCTCGTGGTGTGTTCCTTTGGTCAAGCCAGCCTTGCAATTCTACTCTGTCTTTTTCAGTAAGTATAAAACTAAATTCAAGTTCTTCGTACCCAGTAAATTCATCACCACGCTTAACTTTAAGTGTCATTGTTTCACCCGGAAACGAATGCAGACCTTCTTGCATAATATTCATGGGTCCGTATACTTTTTTACCATTTATCTCTAAAAAGAAATCACCAGTACGCAATCCAGCTTCATAGGCTGATGAATCTTCATTATCATCCATGAATGCATACATCATATGCCTGTCCTCTCTAGGCAAATCTAACATTTCCATTTCTTTTAATTCTTCATATGTATATATTTTAAATGTAAAAGGAAGTTCGGCATATGGTACCCAATCAACTACGTCTGAAACATGAGTTTCTAAAATGTAATTCATTGCACGTTGGGCAATCTCAGATTGAACAGCTAATCCAACACCATCCCATCCTGGTATTGCTCTACCTGGTGACAAAATACTTAGTATAACACCTGCAACTTTGCCGTCTGTAGTTATAACAGGACCTCCACTATTGCCTTGATTGACAACTGCATCTACTTGTAGATGTAATGTATAAGGACCAGTACCAAATCTATTTACATATGTAATTGCACCTACACTCGCAGTATATGGTAAAGACATTCCATGACCAATGACAACAACTGGATCACCTTCTGTTATATCTTTTCTGGAATCTTCTATAAATTCTAATGCTTCCCATTCTTCATTATCTTTCTTTTCAATTTTAATAACTGCAATATCGGCAACTGGATCAAACCCAATGATTTCACCGTCATACGGCCACCATTCAGTTGCAGTGTTTATTTGAAGTTTAAGATTTAATGGAAGTTCTGATTTGCGTTCTATAACATGATAGTTTGTTACAATGTAAGCATGTTTATCTGTTACTTTGGCAAAGAAGCCCGTGCCCTGCCCGCCTAGATTTTGCACAAATGCATTATCTGATGGCATGAGTTTTACCTGTACGATACTCTTATAGCTACGGTTGATTGCGTGTTTAATGTCACGTTCACCATCGAATCCCTTGCCATTAAATACGACACCATTAAGGTCATACAGAAAATCACCTGTATCTCGTCCAAACTGGTCGTATGACCAGCCTATTCCTTTATGTATGGATTCTTGTATCTCTCTTACATATGAATTAGTAACAAATGAAAACACCACTGCCACTAATAATAACCCTGACCACTTTAACAACTTCTTCATCATTAGAATCATAAAGATTCTCCTTTATTATGATTGGAATTGTCCTCCGTCTAGTGTTATGTTCTTATCCTTATCACTCTCTTTTAATTCTAGTAGAAGTTGTGCTAACTCACTTTCAACGCCGTTTGCAATGTCTATTGACAAACGAATACTTGTCTCGCCTCGTAAATTTGCCCTATTTACAATAGCAATGAAATCTTTTAAGTTTTTATACATTAATCTTGTTTACTAGCCTTTAGTACCTCTGCCTCAAGTTCTGATTTGGTCTTGAACGGACCGACGAATTCATAATTATCCAATGTTTCTAGTTTGACACAGTAAGTATTTCTCCATACTCCGCTAAAATGTAATCCATAATAACCAGCCGCATAAAATGTCTTACTAGTGTCACTTTTTGTATACACAGGTATCTGTTTTCCTTGAACAGTTTGCATACCTGAGTTACATGCCTTGTGTTTACACGGATAACCTTCAACTTCGTCTAGTGCCTTTCCGTACTCTACACTTTCAATCTTCTTAACAAGTTTTGGTGTGAGGATAGTTTTGCCATATTTTGTAGTTAGAGCATCGAGGTCTAGGTAGTCAACACCTTTGTTCCTCGTGATTACTTCAAAGTTAGCATCACTGTCCCCTTTCCTAATAGTGCCAAGTTTAACACCAGCATCTTCTAGGATCCAAAACTTATCTTTTATAATTTCTGTTGTATACATATAATACCCATTGAAACCATTTGTACAAAGAGTTAACTTCGTACAAATGTATTTATCCTTTTCGTCTGTTCATTTTTTATTTTTCGTTGATTTGACGTTCAAATTCTCTTAAACGTTTGAATACACTCATTAACTCAATAAGTGTTGGCCATGCTTTAAATAGATATTGAAGTGAGCCTTCTACTCTACCAAATGCACGAATAATCTGTTGCATTACACCAAGTGTTACAACGCCTGCTACAATAGCCGGTGCTAAGAACACATAAGCACTTAGTACGTTTGCTTGTAAGTATGTAATACGTCCTACATTAAAATACAAATAACGCAAGTAAGATTTAAAGTGAATACTACGAACGCCATCAAACAATTCGTTAATAGTCTTTGGTCTCACAGTTTCATCATCTTCTGCAATAACTAATATCTTTCGATATGCGGCTTCTTTCTTTTGTAAGTCATATTCAACTCCTACTAATCGTAGTAACCAACCTAGTCCAATTAAGAATAGTGTACCACCTACTGACCAAACAATAGCACCTGTAATCAATCCATATTGCCAATCTCCAAAGAAGAAGATAGGAATACCTACTGATAAACCAAATAGAATAGGAACGAACTGAACTAGAACCATAATCGATTCAATAAAACTTGTACCTAGTCCTTCCATAATACGACTAAACTTAATAGTATCTTCTTGTACCCTTTGTGCGGCACCTTCAATAGTTCTTGCTTTATCATATACTGAATGATACCATTCAACCATTGCCGTACGCCATCTAAACAAATAGTGTGCTGTAAAGTAACTTACTAGCACTGCAATAGCAACATATATCATTGCTAGATAGATAAACGTTCCTAAGCTGGCCCAATATTCACCTATAGTGATTGCATTAGGTGTTGCTAAAGCCGTTTGAATCATATCATAAAACTGACCAAACCATTCGTTAATCTTAACATCAATCTCAACTTGTATCCAGAGTGATGATAAGATTAATGCTGACCCTAACCAGGCCCATAAGGACCATTTCTTTTCTGTAAAAAATCTAAACATTTTCTTTTCCTTTTAATATTTCCCAAGTATCTTTATAGCTTTCTACTTGATAACTCTTTCCATTTACCAATAGCTTCACTGCTTCTGATATATCATAATCGTTACCACCATGCATAGTCTTATCACCTATAAAGATAATTTCATCTAAATCATTAAAATCTTTAATGATTTGCTGTTTTCCTTTACCTACTGGCATAATATCTAGCCCTGTCTCACCGGCTACTTGGGCTACTACTTTCTCTGAAACCATAAAATTATCGTTGAATTTCTTTGCGATAGTCCAACGTTCTTTTGTTTCAGTGTCATACTTTACGTATTCTTCTCTTTGTTCCGTTGTTGCACCCCTGCCAACAACACTAAAATTCATTAGACCTGGCCTTGCATCAAAATGATTACCAGTTCTAGTAGTAAATTCACTTTGGAATAACTCTCTATCCAAAAACAACTGAGGTACTTTTGCTAATACCCAATCGTTGTTATATATGTTGATGCCGTTTTCCCATACTGAATTACCGCTACAATTATATACTCTTTCTACTGAGTTAAATAAGTCTTGTCCTATTTGTTCAATAGTTTTTGGTGCATCACTTCCTGTGGCTAAGTATACTTTATTTTCTTTTATGAATTCATTGAAAAATTCTAGGAACTCTGGATCTATTTTACCCCTACTTGGTGTTAAGGTTCCATCAACATCAAATATGTATTTGCGGTTCATGTTCTTGAATGCCTCAATATCTTCATTAGTTATATTCATTATATTATCCGTGAGGATATGATTTGTTTAAGATAGCGGCCATTTCATCAGGCGCTTTAGATAAGTTCTGTAAGTCCCACACCCCACACCACTTTAGAAAGTTAACACCGACGCCATTGATATTCTTAGGCTTACTTGCTTCTGCTATAGTCTCTACAAAATCTACTTTTAACTCTGTAGGCTGTGCAGTCAAGTCAATAAGTTTTACATTGCGTTCATAGTCTTCACGTACTGTATGCTCATCACCATGATGGTCAGTCCATTTCTGTAACATGAAGTTATTCCAATTAAAACCGCCTGTTGCTTTATCTTCAAATGCTTCAATCATACCTGTCTTATTGCGTGAACCCTTTTTACGTACACCAGGGTATGCACTAAAGATATTATCCGATGTATCACCACGAATACACTTCTCAAACAGTAACCACTCAGGGTCTGGAGCAGGGAGAAGTTCTTTAGTCTTTTTGTCTTTCATTGGTGTCATGTTCTTATCATCTTTGAAGAAGCCTTCTTTAGTAATGATACGATTTTGTACACCATCATAAATCTTTACATTGTCTGTGACTAGTTGCATGTAATCACTGTCACTTGATACGATAATATGCTCATCGTCTGGATGTGATTCAATAAACAAAGCAATCATATCATCTGCTTCTGCTTGTTTATTATGTAACATAGTACAATTAGTCTTTTTATCTAAGAAACCAATCATATCATCATACGCATCAAACATGATTTGATTTTCTTCTTGCTCACGTACTGATAATGACTCACGTGCAATCTTGCGATTAGCTTTATATGGCGTGTAAAAGTCTTTACGCCAACTACGTCCTTCTAAACAAAATACTGCATGGTCGGCATTGAATTTGTTATAACACATTTTGACGCTTGACATCATAATGTGAAAAGCCATACCGATTTTCATATCGACATTAGCACCACGCATTGCCACGTGTTTTGCTCTATGATACATGTTGAAACTATCAACAAGAATAAATGTAGCCATTAGTAGATCCTCTTAGTTTTATATACAGTACTAGAATAACACACTTTGTGTTACTTGTCAAGAATATTCGGCAGTGTCATCACCGGTTTTTAGTCTTTGAATGATTACACCATCTTTACTTTTAGTGTCTGCACTTTTAGTGGTACCTTCATCATCTTCAAGTCCTTCCATTACAATGTTCTTACATAAATCATTGAACCAGTTGTCAACAATAGTATCATTGTCAGAACCTTCATAGCCATTATTAGCAAGATACTCTACAAAGTCTTCGTTAAAGTCAATCTCAAAGAAACCTGAACCGGGTTTATTAAGTTCAAGTTCCATCTTTAATACTTTAACCCAAGGCTCTCCTTTTAAAGTAGCAACTTTTTTATCATGGTCATCGTTTGTAATATGGCCATATTTTAAATCAAGTCCAGCTAACGCAATGTCACGTTCTTTTTCGTTACTTAATTTTTTCGCTTGTATTCTATCAGTTTCTTCTTCTGACTTGAACCAAGTGTTTGGTTTCATTATATCCATAATTATTATCCTTTCAATTCAGGCACTGCCTGTATTAATTCGTCAATCCCTCCCTTGATATAAAGCATATTCTTATATCCATTATTCTTAAGATACTTTGTTACTTGTTCTGACTTTGTACTGTCTTGGCATAAAATCAAACACACAATATGTGTAGGCGCCATTTCAATTTGGTCAGGTATTTCATACATTGAAATATTAAACGTTTGTTTAACAACTCCTGCACTTTTACGTTCTTCTGTATCTCTGATATCGACAAGAATATAATCTTGTTTCTCATACCATTCATCAACGAATTCTGTAACTGTAATTCCTAAAATTTCTTCATTAGTTTTATAAAACATATTTTAGCATCCTCTATTGATTTCGGCTTCTAGTGCATCCGCATCTTCGTTCTGTACGCCGTTCCACCCTATTTGTTCCCATGGGACATTCTTGTCACCAAAGTGTCCATATGTACAGTTCTCACTATACTTATAAAAATTAAATAAATCAAATCTATCAATGATACCTTTAGGTGTCAAGTCGATATTGTTTCTAATAAACTTTTGAATTGAACGATTATGCCCGTTACTATCAACATAGATACTAGTTGGTTCCTTAACACCAATAGCATAGCTTAATTGTATATTACACCAATCTGCCATGTTATCTGCTACAATATTCTTTGCTAACCATCTTGCCATATAAGCCGCTGACCTATCTACTTTCGTAGGATCTTTTCCACTAAAAGCACCCCCACCGTGAGGAGCAAAACCCCCATAGGTATCCACGATAATTTTGCGTCCGGTGAGTCCTGTATCACCATCAGGGCCACCAATAACAAACTTGCCAGTAGGATTGATATGCCATATAGTATCTTTATCAATTAAATCTCCCATTACATTATTAACTGCTTCACCAACTGTGCTTTTAAGAAGTTGCTCAGAACCCTCAGTATGTTGTGTACTTACAACAATCTGGTCAGCACGTTTTACTTTACCACCTTCATATTGTAAACTTACTTGTGATTTCGCATCTGGTAATAGAAATTTATAAGCAGTATTTCGTTTCTCTTTGAGGTCTTTAAGTATCTCATGTGCGTAATGTATCGGAGCAGGCATCATACTATCTGTGTGGTTACATGCATATCCGAACATCAACCCTTGGTCACCAGCACCGAAATCATCAGTACCTAGTCCAATGTCTCCACTCTGTGAATGAATTTCATTATAAATTTTTAATTTATTCCAATGAAATCCCATTTGTTCATATCCAATTTCTTTAACTTTATTACGTATAATACGTTCAACAGTCGCATCTGTTAGATTAAAGTTTTTTACTTCGCCCGCTACCGTTACATGGTTGGTGGTTACAAGTGTCTCAATGGCTACACGTGTTGTTTCATCACCCTTCTCAAGTCCAGCGTCAACTAGTGCATCACTAATTTGGTCTGCTACTTTATCTGGGTGCCCATCACTGACACTCTCGCTTGTAAAAATATAGTTATTCATTTTAACTCCTTATTAATATCCAGCTTCCCGAATTCTTTGTTCAAGTCCTGTTTTGTCTTTGACTTCATAATCTTCATCATGCCTTGAGGCAGTACCATCATCATGTGCCCCATGCATTTCCGAATAAGTTGATGTGTAATCTGGGCGTGAAACGCCACCCTTTCTCCATGCAAAGTTGGGCCACCTGCTTGACTGTAAAATCATATCCTTCACTTCTACCGCCCATTGGCATACAATAGACAGGGCACTCAACGCCCGCTTTCCTGTATAGTTCAACAGCTTTATGCACTTCATCAACATCAATAGCATCAGCAACAACAAATTTGAGATAGATATCGCTACCATCAACAAGAGCATACTCATGAGCCACATCAGGCTTAATAGCAGTATCCCAAGATTCTCCAGAAACGGATAGCTTAGGCGAACAACTCCATGTGACTTTAATGCGGTCATTGTCTGTGAGATAGTCAAATAACTCGTTGTGTAATGCTTGTGTAGTGTTTGTTTCAAATGTGACATTTTTTAAGTCCTTCATACGTGGATGTTCGAATAGTTCTACGTACAATCGTTGCCACGCCAACAACGGTTCGCCTCCTGTTAAAATTAAATGAATGTCTTGTCCATTGTCTTGAGTCCATTTTCCTTCTGGAGTAAGCGATAATAGATGCTCTACTACTTCATCAATAGTTTTGTCCATCACTAAATGCTTAAACTCTGGATAGATACTTGCATAAGTGTCACATCCTGTATGTATGATGGGTAAGTCTTCAAATTTCTTTGTAGTTTCATGTACACCATCTTTAATTAATTGTTCTACTTCTGGATTATAACGTGTCTTCTCTCTGCCTCGCTCAAGACCAAAGTTTTGACAACGTAAATTACAGCCGAAGGTTCGTAGGAATACACTAGGTACTCCTACAAACTTGCCTTCGCCTTGTACAGAATAAAATGCTTCTGAATATCTCAATTTCATAGCTGACTTTTTGTTAACTGCTTCGTAAGAAGGATAACCTTTTTCAAATACAGGTGCGCCTATCATCTTGGTGCAAACTCCTGTTGTAGTTTAATGTTATCCATAAATTCTGTTTTTACATGTGCATTCTCAAAAAAAGAACCTTTGAGAACAGTTGTTTGTGTAAGACTACTATGAGCCATTATACCTCTATTCTCACAACAACCATGTGTTGCTTGAATATACACACCTACATCATCTGAGCCTGTAACTTTACGAATTTCTCTGTTTATGTCCATTGCTAGTTCTTCTTGTAGTGTACCACGCCTTGCACACCATTGTGCAATACGAGTATACTTGCTTAGACCAATAAGTTTGTCTGCGGCAATGATACCAATGTATGCAACACCTTTAACAGGTTGATGATGATGTGAACAGACACTTGTTAGTTCCGAGCGAACAACAAGCATACCTTCATACTTGTCACCTGTTACATTATCTGGTTCATTAGGAAATGCAGTTGCAGGAGGGGGTAATTCATACCTACCTGCCATGAGTTCGTTGATATACATTTTAGCTAAACGTCTACCTGTATCCATTGAATTTGGATCAGTTTTTCTGTCTATTACTAAACTGTCTAATACGCCTTCAAACTTTTCAGTGAGTTCGTCTATAAGATTTTCTTTATCACCTTTTTCGATAATATCTGATATATTATCTCCTGCCCAATAACGAGCGCCCGAGGCATCTAATCGTGCCTTTAATATTTCGGAAGTCTTTTTCATTTATACTATGTTCCTTATCTATATTGTTGTGTATGGTGGAAAACCCACCCATATACAATACTATTATATACGAGTGGGTCTGTAATGTCAATAGCTAATTTAAAATAAATTAATATTGATATGGTTCGTCATTATATCCAAGTCCAGTTCTAGCTGTTTCTGTGATAGAACCCATGTCTTGTGTATCAACTACAACCAAGTCATTAACTGTTGAAAGATTAACATAACCTCTTGTGGCTGATGTTGAGCCTAAAGCGTCACCTCTATGTGTTGCACCAGATGTTGGTAAGTCTTGCGTTGATTCCGTAATATTACCAAAGTCTGCCATTTCACGCATATCGATTGAACGTCTTACTTTAACCTTTGGACCAAGCCCTGTGTTATTCATAATCAGTGTTCTATATCTTGCCATGTTGTATTCTCCCATAAAAGTGATAGCGAGTGGGAGACCCACTATCATCTGTATTTATGCAATTCTTTAACTAAATTATCAACAGAGTAAAAGTTTCTTACATTTTCAATTTCTTTTGACATTGCATCTTCCATGTCAGAGTTTTTATTCATTAAGATACGAATATGTGTCTTAATTTGTTCTATGTTTTCTTTTACTGCATCTAAACTAGTTGTCCATTCGCTAGGATATTTGAACGTATCAGACCACATTTCTGTATATGATAGTCTATCTGGTACCAATGGGATAGCACCAACTACAAGTCCTTCAAATACAGATATACCTAAAGTTTCTTGTAAGTTAGCACTAAACACCATCTTTGCCTTACCAAGCATCGTGTGGTATTCTTCTTTCGATAAATTAAGTTCTTGACACTTCACCCAATTATACTCGGGCATTTGCTCTGCAAGATAGTCAAAAACTTCTGGTTGCTTTTCAGGCGCTAACCTGTGAGGAAATAAAATAGTATCCTCTTTTGCCATACCCTTATAGTCTGCTAAATCGCTTTCTATATATTCCATAGGCCAACCCACTTGTCGTATAGAGTGAAGGAGTTGCCGGTCGATATCCCTATCGTCTTCAAAAAATGTCTGGGTAAAAAGGTCAATATGAAATCTAGTTGCAAAGAAGTTATCATCGAAACATTCATACATTGACATTTCAGCATTTCGAACCCATGGACGGTTCCCTATTAATCTACCTAAAAAGTCATGAGGGTCATACGAACCCGCATGCCACATACCCCCAATCCGGATATCAATACCCAACAGTTCAGCCATATATTTTAATTGGATAACTGTTGGGTTCCAAGCATCAGTGTACAGAAAATAATCACCATCTTTAATTTTGCCTTCACAAAACAGTTGTGAAATTTTTGTAATCTGTGCCGCCTTGTAGATATTAGTACCACCGAAATTCAAAAAAGCACCGGGTGTAGTGGCTTCGGGAATGCCTGCACTAGGGCCGTCTATCACCGTCACATTCAGTCCGTTGTTTTTTAGAACAGTTGGGAAATGTGTCTTCCATTGCTTAGTGTAGCGGGATTCAACACTTTCCAAATCTACAAGATATATCATTCGTTACTCCTTTAGGATACTATAAACTTCGTACCCTTGAGATTTTAGTTTAGCAGAACCACCTAAGAAAGTCAAGTCCATAATACTTGCTATTCCTATAGTCTCTCCGCCTAGTCGTGTAATCAATGACGTTACTGCTTCCAGTGTTCCACCGGTTGCAATAACATCATCAAGTACTAAAACACGGTCGCCGTCTAACACTGAATCAGATTGTAGGTGTAGTTCGTCTGTACCGTATTCAAGTTCGTATTCTGTAAAAATAGTTTCGCCTGGTAGTTTACCTTTTTTTCTTGCCATCGCAAATGGTCTATGCATTTCTGCACTAAGGGCTCCTGCTAATGGGAATCCACGTGCATCTAATCCAACTATGCGATTGTAGTTATATGCAATTTCTGTTTCATATAACCAATCCTGAATGAGTGACATTACCTTAGATAGTCCTTGTGGCGTATTAAAAATACTTGCCATATCTTGGTACATAATACCAGGTTTAGGATGATCCGGTATAACTCGGACCATATCCTGTATATCCTGTGTTATTAATTCTCTGTAATCAGGTGTCATACTCAATCAACGCCCCATTTTCTCCGTCTTCGGATACTTCAATTTTAACACTACGATTAGGATATTTCTCTGCAATCTTATCGAACAAATCATCACTCATCATTTCACATGACTTGTAATCTAGTTCTAAAGTTTTCTCTGCATATAGCTTCTCTAACCAACGTTTAAATTGGATAAACTCAATATCCCTGTCGTTGTGCGTGACTGTAATTGCTACACGAAAATGAAAGATATGTCGATGAGGATATCCTAGAAAACTAACATCATACTCATCGCCAGTTGCCAACGCAGGGTCATCAAGTGCCGCTGGATATTTGTGTATACCTTCTTTCTGAAACGTAACCCAAATCCATCTTGTTGCATTCTGTTTTTGTTTTTTAATATCGTCTGCCATATTTGCCTTTCTACTTTCGTCTAACATAAAGTCGTAATAACCTTTTCTATTGGTCATCTAGTTGCTCTTGTTCTTTTTCAAGTGCTACAATTTCTTCTTTAATTCTCATCTTTTCTACTTTCTTAACCTGAACATCTTGATACTTATTATAATCTTTTGTAATCTGATTGTCAAGTGCCCGATGTACCTCTCTGAGTTTTTCTAATCGGCGTCCTTTCTTTTTAGCGAATGCTCTTTGTCCTTTTGCCATTATTTCCTCCTTGGTTGAATTAGCTAAACAAGTCTGAAACAGTATCAGGTGTATCATACTCTTTACGTTTACCTTTGACTGCTTCCACAAACTCATCTGTCTTTGTATTTGCATCTTCGAACTCCATAAAATCTGGAGTTGTAGATATATTTTGAACACGTGATCCTTGACATTTGCGTAAAAATGCTTTGAAGTCTGATAACATGTTCATTGGATCATCTGATACAAATAATTCTTCAACAAATTTTGCAAAATACAATACTGTATCAGGCACAACATCACTTAACACATTAGTTTTGCCTAAGTTCATGTTGTGTATATCAATCTTATCATGTAACATTTCATATTCATGGTCAAATCTACGTAATGCATCTTGCATACCTTTGATATGATACTCTGTGTTATGTGCTTGAATTAATATATAAGATAGACTATCCCAACTTGATTTGGCTTCTTTTTTGTTTCTATTCAACATGCCTGGTTGCATGTAATTGATATCTCTCATATTAAGTCGAGAACCAATTTCCCCATCATACATCCAAGGTTGATCCGGATTAGAAATATCTTGTCTCCAGTTCAACTTCTTAGTCTTGTAAGACCAAGCGTTTCCATTCAAGTCGGGATAATCATATGCTAAACCTTTAGATGCAGTTATATATGGAGAAGCCGCATCAAAAGATATAGTGATATTTGGATTAACATGTTTTCGTAGTTGTCTCTGTATAGCAGTTAAGAAACAACCCCACGGGAGAACACTAATGCCTAGTGTATGTATCCAAACATCGTCACCTGCTAACATACCATCATCACGCATTGTGATTAATCGTCTTAGCAGAAGTTCTGCATCACCGGCATGGTCGCCAGCCATAGCCCAACCTTCAAATGCTCTATCACCATATACTTTTGGGTCATTGAACTTTTTGACTGCTTGGTACCATTTCTCGCTTGTTTCCCAATTAGCACCATGTAGTGTATTGAGAAATTTAGTCTTACCGGGAATACGATTGTCGATAAAAAATTGATGATTAAAGATTGTCTTTTCTAAACATTCATCTGCTGTTTTAAGACCTGTCTTATCACGATACTGCGGAAGATATCCCCACATAGGAATATCAAGTGTCATACTATAATCACAGTATTCTTCTAACCATGTCATAATACTACAACGTGTCTTTTGCCAATCTGCACCAGTTTCGAAATTACTCCAGTCTAGCTTCCAAGCACCACTACCAATTTGATAGCCGCCTGAATCACCTACTAATACTGTGTTTTCTCTATCACGGTTAACGACCATACCATCATCAATTTTAGAACCTTCTAAATCAAGATTGGCATGCCCTGCGGAGTAAAGACCATGAGCGTAATGTACATAGCCTTTATCTTTATCCAAGATATTTAATCCATCTAACCCGTGTTCAAATCCTTTAGGGATACGTTCTGGTGGGAACATATCTGTCTTGTCCGCATAATGCTGAGAGATTTTGCGAACATAGAAATTTGAAATAGCCGGCAAAAAGATTGCATAACCGGAACTTAGATTATTTTTACCTAAGTCTTTCACGCTTTAATTACCTGATTTAGCTGGTAAGATGTATTCGTATAGACCTAATCCGCTATCTACTTGAATCATCATTGCACCTTGGTCTGAGATTTTAACACTCATTGTGCTAGTATCACCAAGTTTCAAAATTGTAAGTACAGTCGATAGAGGGAAACTCCAACCAGTGTTTAGTTCACCGTTAACATTCTGTGCGAATGGAAGTTCTACTCTGTCTGTTGAACGGTCACCGATAAAGAATTTCAGTACACCGTCTACTGTCTTAACAGTAAAGAGTGGATCAAATGCTCCTAGAATACCTGCAAAGTATTGTAAGTCTTTGATTGCTTTTTGTGTTGGCATAACTTCAACGTCCCATTTGGCACCTTTAAAGTTTGCTGTTTTAATCTGTGCATCAACAAGTTCACTTACGATTACACGATAAGTTGATTGCATTGCACCTTCGATTGAGAATGATAGTTGTGTAGGGACCATTTCGCCATTGCGTTCCTCATGTCCAACTTCTACACCGGCTTTAACTGATTTACCTTCTCTATCTTCACCTTCATAGTTTAGATAACCGTTGAGTACGCCTAGTCTACCAAGACCAAACTTGCCTTTGAATTCGTTAACTGGTGTATGTAGTTTGCCTCGTAACACCACTGTTCTATCGTCATCCATAGCATCAATCGTTGTACCAGTATCATCTGTAGTGACTTTAGCCGCTTGAATGATACCTAACGAATGAGTATGCTTAACAATATCCTTTAAAATATCCTGCATTTTCTTTCTCCTTATGGTTTATTAATACTATATTAACACTATTTGCTATCAATGTCAATACCCTTTTTAGTTTTTCCTGCTACTGGATTATCTACCCAATGTATTTGGTTTGGAGGCATAAAACCCCATATAAACCAAGCATTACCGAATGTAGGCGAACCTTTTCCAGTAAAATCAATACGATAATTATACACAAGTGCGGACATTCCTTTGTCCATAAACATCTTCCCTCGTCTTGCTCCCTGAAAACTTGTCACGGGAAGTAACAAAGCAAACGGCTTATCTAATGCATAACAATGCTCTAAGAATTGGTCTTTCTTGCTATACGGTGGATTAGTTATAATGCCATCATAGACATCACTCCGTGTACAATCAAAGAAATCCCTACCATCAGACCCAACAATATTATAACCGTATTTGTTGAATCCGGAAACAATGCTACCGCTTTTTTCACTAGTCGCTTCATAATAAGTCTTATCCTTATCTAAATATTTTAGCAGAGGAAGTATTTGATCCTCTGGTGTATAGCATTCATCAGACGCTTCATTAGTCGCTCTACGATTAATTAAGTCAGTATATGACATTATTTTATTCTCTCCAATTTAGGTGCAATAAAATCTCTTATCATTTCTTCATTAGTTTCATCATTGAAATGATTACCATCGCATGTAATATCTTTATCGGCATACTTCTTTGTATAATACTCATGTGCATTTGTACCATCAAAGTCTATATACAATGATTTCTGTAGCATTGATTCAAATCCAGGATAGTTATAGAAGTCCCACGATTTGTGCCATGTTACAACCTTTATATCTAATAGTTTGCATAATTTAATTGCCTGATACACATCTAACATGCCCCAAAACTCTGGTGACATATGATTTGCCGCCATCTGTTCTTGTGTTTCTTTCCAATGCTGAAAAGTTTTTCTAGTTTTTGCAAACCATTCTTCTTCCATATCTTGCGTTAATGCTCTCATAAATTCATATATCGATGCAGAATCTTTATAAACATCATCTTCGATGATAGACATATCAGTGACATGTTTTATCTTTAGATAAGGTTCTGTAAGACATTTAAAGTTTAATTCTGACCTATTGTTTACTAACTCCATTAACAGAATATCAATGTTATATTTTTCTTTTAAGTATACAATCTTATTTAGGTAAAGTTCTGTGCCCTTGCTAGAACATGCTGAATTAACAAACGACATGTTTGTTGTATATTTCTCTAGCCATGTTTCAAATGGCAATGCTAAATTGTTTTCTCCGGTCTCTTTGTTATGGTGACAACCTACACTATAACTAGACCCTACTATTCCTACATTGTGCATATCAAAAATCAAACAGATTGGTGAATTGCTCAGACGCATCAGCATCACTTAAGTCCCACTTAAGAACACCAATAAGATTATCTAGTTTCTTATCAATAATTGTTGATTCCATTAAATCATCATCAAAAGGAAGTTCTTGAAACCATTCAGGAATACGCTTTTCATCAATTGGAATTGCAACACTTGTCATTTTTAAAGCGTTTGGTTTAAGTTTACATACAATAGTCTTCATACCATCGGTAATTTCAACAGAATATTTGTCACCATGTAATTCACGTAGTGTATTCCAATTCAAAGCCGCACTAACATGTCCCGGCAAGTGTACTTTATCTTTTTTGCTATTATTTCCCTCTAGTTTGAAATCTTTGCCTTGTTGCTTTGCAATCTTTTTTACTTTATTTCTATACATAGTAAGATTATTAACACGTTTAGGAGTACCTTTCTCCCAACCAGGCTTTGCTCTGAATTCTTTCTTAAATATCTTAACCATATCGATTACGTTTTGTTCTGTACCGTCTGTTAGAATTGTAACAAGAACATCACTCAAAAAGTTCTGCATATAATCAGGAGTATCACTACGTTTTAAATCGAGACCCATAGCTTTTACTTTACCAGGTTTACCATCTACGTCTTTTCTTACGCCTTCATCATCAAAGATAAGCATTGCGTATCGTTTCTTCTTAATGAAGATACCCATAGTTGCACAGTTCTCTCGACCCGCCGCAATAATCTCACCTTGTTTGCGTGGAGCATTAAAGAAGTCTTTCATAAAGTCAGGGAAACTTGCATTGACTTGATTTGCAATTTCATCGTACAGTTCAATAACTTTTTCTTTAGTCCATTCAATCTTACCTGCATCAATGTCTTCCTTGTAAACAGGATACATAGAATAATAGATACTATCTGTATCACCATAGATAATGGACTCGCCTTTGTAATCATAAGTACCAGCGATTACTTCATTAGTTTTAGCACCCATGTGTCTTGTAATACAACGACCAGATAGAGTTGTACTTTGACCAATACGTTTGTCATAAAATCTACAACCAGCGTTCAAAATCGCACCATACAAACTGTTCAAGTTAATCTTCTTAACTAGCTGTCGTTTATCCCAAAATGTAATAGCTTCTTTGTCGCCATCTTCAATAGCTTTTTTCTTGTTTGCTTGTAGTATCTTACGTTCAGCATACCAACGTTCTAATAAACTAGGAATGATACCTTGTACGTCTTGTTTTAGAATTGTACCATTGGCAGTAATTGCCCATTGCAAGTCACTTTGAAATACTAAGTTGTGTATCTCTGCGCCTGTCATTTCATTTCGAACATCTTTATTATCTTCTAATACAAGATTAATCTTTTCTGTTTTATCTTTTTCATTAACAAGTCTAAATTCTTCTGCACTAAACGTATCTTCCCAAGCCTGCGCCGCACCAAAGCCTTTACCGCCACCTCGTCTACCATTAGCAATTCTATCACCAATCATTTTTTCTGTTAGAGTTGGTTCGAGTTGTGCAACAATAGTTTCTGGAGACATATTTAATGCACGAATAATAGATGGATAGAGTGAGTTAATATCAATACCTGATACCCATCGTTGAATTCCAGTCTTTGGATCTGCAACAAAGGCGCCCGCGGCTTTCTGTTTCTCTGCCGCTTCTAACTCTGCGTCAGTGGGTTCAATATCTTCTTCTGTCCAGTCACGCTTCTTTCTATCTGGAACAACCATACCTCGTCTATGTGCTTCATTAATGATTGCTTGTTCTGTAACTGCAACTGCACCCATAGTTGTTTTGATATTAACTGTATTGTCGTGTGCAATTTCATTTGCTAAATCAATAAATTGTAGCTTCTTATCCATTTCACCAAGAAGTGCAACGTCCTGTCTGTTGTATTCAACAAACTTATAGAAGTCTCTGTTATACAATTGGTCTAGTGTGCCTTCATATGCAATTTTCTTTTCACCAAGTTCGTATTCGCCGATAGCATCAAGTGAGTACGAATGCATTTCGTGGTATGTATACTTACGATAAAGTTCAAGATAGTCTAGGTGAATTCGCCCTGACAAATCATATGTAATTTGTTCTCTGCCATATTTGACTACTTTTCTTTCATGCGGAAACAAGTCCCATAAACACAGTTTGCGTGTATGTGATTTACTCATCATGCGAGTAATACGTCTAACTGTATATGGAATATCAAAACCTTCTGAGTTCCAACCTGATAAAACATCTGCATCATCAATCAATGCAATGAAATCATTTAACATATCTACTTCATCAAGATATAAAAATGTATCATCAAATTGATTACAAATGCGTTCTGCTTCTTCAAGTCCTTCTCCCTCTTGCATATGTTTAGGAGGGATAGCGAATGTTACAAGTTTATCTAACCACTGTAGATAAACAGTGATTGCAGTGATAGGCATAAAGGGATCCTCTGGTGGAGCAAATCCCTTATCTGCATCAAAGTCTACTTCGATATCAAAAAAAGCAGTATGTAGCTTTGGAGAATCTACACCGTTGTAGTTCTCACTTAAGCATCTTACTTCTGGTTTGATATCGCTTTCGTATAGTGACTTACCTGCATTTATTCTTCGTTCTTTGTGTAGGTCTTTGAGCCGTTTACACTTTACTTCACGGACTTTATCTCCGTGAATACTTAAGTGTTGTCCTCGAGGATCTTTCACATAGAAAGTTCGCCATGCAGGGAAATCGTTATAGACACGTTTTCCATCGACACGTTCTATTACTTGAACAATGTCTTTATCTCTATTGTAATAAGCGTCTACATAACTCATTTACAGGGTGCGTCCTACAGTCTCTAACACTTCTTCAACATCAGCAAAGTCTTGTTTTGCTTCTGTTAGTTTTGCCTTATGTGCTAGGCTAATCGCTTTATTTAGAACACCTGGTTTGATATCAAACTCATCTGCGATTGCTTTAACTGTATCACGTAGACCACCTTTAAGGTCTTCACATTCCTGTAAAACTGAACAACCTTCATCCACGAGTTGTGTTAGTTTTGCTTTGTCTTCTGGACTTAATGTATCGATTGACATATAGTTGCCTCCTTAGGTTAAAAAAGAGCGCCCTATTTCTAGGACACTCTTTTATAATACATTAAGTGACTACGAAAGTCAATAGTTATTTTCGTTTTTTTCCATGTGAACCGCAACTTGCGTCCATTAGTTTCTGTGCTACTACATCGATTTTTGCAAAGTCTGAGTCAGTTAGGTCAGACATTTTCTTTGGATTAGATTTTAGTTTGATGTTCTTACCACCAACTGAGATAGAGTCACCAGCTTTCTTACCTTGCTTAGCCGCTTTATCTAGTTCTTTGTAGAATTCATTGTACTCTGACATTGCAAGTCTAGCCGAATTGTTAACAATTCTGTCTGCTACATCGTCTGCATTGAATACTTTTTTCTTACTTGTTGGGACAGCACCACCACTAACACCAGATAGTTTGTTTTGCATACCAATTGCCGCCGCTTTCGCAACACTACCGATACCTTTACCTACTGCTTTTGTGATTGGTGAATTCTTTACTGCTTTGCCAACTGCGATACCCTTTTCAATGCCTCTAGCTGTTTTAATTGCTGTTTTCTTATCCATTCCTGCTTTAGCCGCCATACCTACGCCTACTTTAGCAAGTGTGCCTAATTTGCCCTCTTTAAGTGAGGACATAGCAAAGTCGGCAATCTTTAACATACCAGCTTTAGTTTTTAGCATGTTGTCAATTTTTTCTTTGTTAGCATCGTTAACTTTATCATAAACTTGTGTAACAGCCGATGCAGTAAATAAATCTACTTTCATCTGGCCATCATCAAATTTAACAGGCATATTTTGTTTGTCTGCTACGATTTTCTTTAGAGTATCCATTGCACCTTCTTCAATCATTGCTGATTCTTCTACTGCCAAATGTGCATCGATACCAGCAGTTGATTTCATCTTCCAATGTTCAGCCGCCTTTTTAGCCGCTCCGTATGAGGTAGTCGCATGACATTCGTGTTTGCCTTTTTTAGCATGTACACAAATGTATGGTTTTTCATCTGCTTCTGAAACTGATTCATTTGCGTGACCAAGTTCTGCCATTCTTTTAGCAACAATATCTCTAACGTCTTTGTTACCTTGTTCTTGTGCTTCGGCCATATCATCTAATAATTCATCATCAAACACAAAAGACATAACCATATCAGTTGTTTCGTCATTTGCTTCACGTGGTTCATCCATGAATTCATTATATTTTGAAACTGCCTCAGCATATTCTTCTTCTGGTTGACCATCATATTTCATTAGTCCGCCAATCATAGTACCTTCTTTGATACCTGATGCTTTGGCTTCTGCATTAAGTGATGCTATTCTACGCATAAGTTCTGCTTTTAATTCTGGGTCTTTGCTTGTCTCAGGGTCCAACTGAATGTCTTGTAATGCTTTTCTTTTTGCATCGTAATCATCTTGGGTGAGCGACCCTGCTGATTCTTCCATGCTTTCTTCTGCGTCTGGCTTGTTGGCCATCACTGCATCATAGTCTGCCATTTCTTCATCGTTTGGCATTTCCTCTGCACCTGGAACATTCATGTCCATACCGCTCATTTCACCATCTTCTGGTTCTTCGGGAGACATATCAGGCGCCATGTCCATGTCGCTTGGTGCTTCTGGATCCATCGATGGGATTTCACCAGGCATATCCATAGCCGGAGCCTGGTCATTACCTAATTCTAGTGTATGCATACGAGCCGCTAGACTATCAGACATACGTTCATATGCCTCATAAGACTTATTATGCTGTTGTGAAAATGTTAAGGCTAAATCATGAACCGCATCACGGGCATTCTTTCCACCTTCTAATTCTGTTTTGAGTTGTTCCGTACCACGGTTTAAGTAATCTTCAAACTCATCGTTGTTGATTACAAAACTCTCTGTTAATTGTGTAAGTTTCATTATTTTGCTCTCTTAATCATTGGACTCTTGACAGGCTTATTGTAAACTAAATTACCTACATTAGCAGAAAAACCCATCTTATAGTTCTTTTGTTTCTTACCAGGTGTCAAATACCCATATGGGTCTACTGCCTTTTTGGCATCCTTAGCTTTCGTACCCGGTGTCATTGGCATAGCCACACCTGCAAACGCTCCACTAAAATTTTCACCTAATAATTCTGTTAATTTCATATTACTATTTATCAAATTAATTAATTAATTGGAATTTACTAGTTCATTGAAGTGTGGGAAGCACTCTGAATATGAGATTTTGCGTCTATCTTCTAATATTTTAAACTGTTTTTGTGCTATTAGCTTAGTTTCTACTGGCACTTCGCTTTCTACTAGTGATTTCATTGTCTTCATTAATCTAATATATCTTTGTTTTTTATAGAAATTACCAGACATATTCTGAAAATATTCTATTTGTTCTTCTATTGCATCTGCATGATGTGGCTCTAATGAATCTACTGCTAAATGCACTGGATTATCTACCCAATTCTGATGCATTAATATTGTCTTATCGTATTCATACTTATTTATTTTATCATTAAGGTACACTAAAAAATCTTTGAAGTAGGGAAGACTTAAACTATTGTGGGCGCAACCAAAACCAATAATTAGATTATCAATATCCTTTGATTTCTCAAAAAATAAATCTAAGTTTTCATCCCATTTATTAAAATCTAATCCCCACCTAATCAATTCACTCTGCTTATTTAATGCTTCACCTGATAGTTGCATTTCGTAACGTATATTTGGAGTTCTATGTACTAGTTCAATAAATTTATCGAATTTCTTTTTAGGGAAGTTTAAATTTGTTGTAACAGTGATTACTACTATTTGTCCTTCAGTGTGAGTGTCATTGATGTTTACCATAAATTCTTCAATAAACTTAAACATATGGTCAGTAAAAAACGGCTCTCCGCCTAGTAAACTAAAGTTAACATGTCCTTGTCCTACTAATTTCTTATCCCAATAATCATTTAAAATATTCAGTGTCTTATCAAACATTGCATCATCTGTATCTGGAAAACGCTGACCTACTTCTTTTTGCCAACGAGTACTAGAACCAGCCCAACAATATACACACGCCATGTTGCATTTATTTGTTAATTCTATTTCAATAAACTTGAAGTTGTCACGTTCCATCATATCTCTATGAAATTGTTTAGCCATGTTTGGATGATTGCCGGCTTTTTGTAAACGCATTCTCCACGGATAATCGTAATTACTGTTATATGATGTTCTAACACTCTCTCCGCCTGCATCTTCTGTTCTCCAACAACCTGAACAATCTGTACTGCGGGTGCCTCCACTTAATTCATACTTTCGTTGTTGTAGTATAGGATGATTAAATAAAAAATCTTCGGTAAGCGTATCTATGTCAAATGTTAGTTCTTTCATTTGCTCAGGCGTATGTTGTGTTTTACAACACCACTTTACTGTTCTTTGAGGTAAGGATATTATAATGTCGTTCCAGTTTTTGAAACACATTGTATTTTTTAAATTATGAAGATTTGGATTTAGTTCATTCATTTTTTCTTTGTACGCAGTAGCTTTTTAGGTTTCCCATCCTTGTCTACGTCATTACCAAACTTTTTAGCTTGTTTAGTAATTTCATTGGGTCCTACATCAACTGTGGTATTTATACCTGGTACGACACGCCCTACGCCTGCCGCCTCTTTAACATCTTTTCTACTGAATACTTTTTTAATTGCTTGTACTGTATTGGCTGTAGTCGTTGTGTGATGTTTAATTGCGATACCACCTGCTGATTGCCATCCTTTGACATTCTTACCAAAATCATCAATTAACAAGTTCGGTGTACCGTCTTGCTTAGTTGCATATTTTGATTTGTTATGGTCAATGATAACTTGCTCTGGTTTAAAGAAGTTTAAATGTTTTCTCACCCACTCTCTTTTACCAGGATCCACGTTTGGATCGTTTGCAAGAGGGGAACTTAATATTTTATATTTGCCTTTTGTGGCTTTAATTGTGTTGAGCAGTTCTTTATGACCTGCTAGTGTTGGCAAATCTTCCCAGAAGTTTGGAGTATTAACAATCTTCTTAAGTGCTTTGCCTATTTGCTCTTTTGGTATGTCTCTGTATGATTTGACATTCATAATTCTAGCCCACTCATTAAAGAAATCAACCAATACGCCATCCATATCCACATATACATCAGGAGTATTATCTTCTAATAGTCTTTCGAAATCTTCATCTAATGATTTTTTATTCATCCAATTATCATACTTGCTTTCAGCCCAATTTGCAACCTTTTTCGTATCTGTTTTTACCCATGGTCCTCGATGCATGAATTTTGCTGAGATAGATACTTGTTTACCGAACAGTTCTTTTGGATGAAGTATGGATATATGATAAAGTCTCTTGTCATTATCAACACCTGTGACTTCAACTTCAATTTGTTCATACTTCTTACCAGCAAACTTGACATTATGTCCTGTCATAAACTTGCCTACTGCTTCTAATACTATGGTTTCTTTAACTGGAACTTTATTTAACAAGTCTTCCTTGCTTAGTTTGTAGTTAGATTTCATCCACTCATCTTTTAAATCAGCAATCATCTTACCAAGATTAGGACCAGCTACATAACCTCTTGCTAGTAAGTCTTTACCATTGATTGGGAAGTCTGGTTGTTCAAATCCGTGTACTGCATCATATACATCATTCTTGCCATGCATGTTTGCCCATGCAAGTAAATGATCCTGTGAGGCACCATTGATAATCATATCTTGTGCTTGTTTTGGATTGATGTTTTCACCTTTGTGCTTGATTAAGAAGTCAAACATTTCTCTATCGTAATTGCTCATCTTCCAATCTCTTGCAATACCACTACTGTCCAGCATTCTTGCAAGGGCAATAATAGGTCCTGTAGGCTCACCTAGTTTAGCTGGATTGATACCTTCAAGTCCAATCTTACTTGATACGCCTGTCTTGTTCATCCATTCAAGTGCTTCTTTGGCACTCGAACCCATTAACAATTTGCTCATTTCTTGCCAAATTCTTTCAACAGATAAACCTGTCATGCCATCTGCATTATCTTTGATTGCATTTAATGTGACATCGTCCCACTTTGGACTATCTAACTTAGATTGAAATCTAAAGTATCTTAAGATACGCAAATAATCTTCTTTAATTCTTTCTTCTGGATCCCCTACGAACCTACTTACTTTATCTTGCAAGTCGTCCATACCACCATTGTAATCATGTACTGTACCGTCAATGTCCATTGACATTGCGTTGTATGTTAAGTCTCTACGTTTGGCATCTTCTTCCCATGAACGTACAAATTCTACATCAGCATGTCTACCATCAGTATTTGTATCTGCACGTAGAGTTGTTATTTCAAAATCTTCACCATCGATAACCGCAGTTATTGTACCATGCTCTATGCCTGTAGGAATGTGTCTGATACCTTCTTTGTCAAGCATAGCAATCATTTCATCCGGTGTAGCATCTGTGGCAAAGTCAATATCTTTTGGCTCTTTACCTAATGCAATATCTCTTACAGCGCCACCTACTATTCTGACTTCATATTGATTCTTTTTAAATACTTTATCTAGCTTACGAATAGCCTGGGTAATGATAGGTTTGACGTTCAATGCTTCTTCTCTTAATGCTGATAACATAGTGTTCAGTGCTTCATTAACTCTTTCGTTTGTTTGTGGATAACGGATCATTGTTTCTCTAAAACGAAAGTCTTTGTTGCGACCTTTGTTTGGTACAAAACCAAAACGCTTGTAAAACTTAATCAGTCTATTCTTATTCCCACCAAATGCATCATCTGGTGTTAGTGCAATAATGGCGCCTTCTCTATCCATTCTATCAACGATATTTTGCATTTCTTTGGTCCCTTGACCAGCATTGCGTTCATCGCCTGATACTTCAATCTTAGATAGTACATAACCTTTTTTAGCATCGCCATGTAACGATACTTCAACTTCTTCGCCTACGTAGGCTTTGACTGTTTTAATACCTTGTGCCTTGTATGCTTGAAGTCTATGGTTGCCATCTAATAGATATCCATCGTTGCCTATTACCATTGGGGGGAATTGAGATGTGTCTGCTTTTTTATATTTTTCAACATTTGCCTGACTCATTCCATCGCTCTTTACTGCTGTTGGTATCTTATCAACTTGTACGTCTTTTAGTTTAAACCCTTTATGAGATAGAACAAACTTTGACCAGTCTGAGTTTGGATCCATTGCGCCCGTATGTGTGCCTTGCATTTCTTTTGATAGTTTTGTCAACATTTGTTGTGATGATATTACTGAATTAGCAAGTTTAACTTCTTCTTCGACTTGAGAATTTGCTATTGCTTTAAGTTCATCAGGTAACATATTGATAGCTTCTTTTCGTAGACTAGCTTTTCCATTTTTCATAACTCTTAACAGGTCAGCCTTTTCTGCATGGTAAACTTTAGCAAACTTAGGATCGTTCTTGCCGATATCTCTGCCATTGCTTATCAAATCGGCATATTTAACTGTTTGTGCTTCTGCACTAACACCTGCAAGTTTATCTCTGTCTATGCCTTTGCGTACTTTTCTATTACCGTCTTCTGGTTTACTTACATCAGTAAGTTCAACAACTAGTTTTGCAATCTGAGGACCAAATTCTCTTGTTACATCTGCTGGTGTAACACTTGTATCTTCTACTGTATCATGCAACAAAGCGGCACACTGTTGATTCACAGAACCACCTGCCTGTTTAACGATATTTCTCACTTCATCTAAGTGTACATAGTATGGTTCACCAGTGTACTTTCTCTTGTGGTCTTTGTGAGCCTCTTGAGCAAATTGTTCTGCCTTTGCTATGATATCCATTGATTCGTCCTCTGTGTAGATATCTTTGAAGTATACACTAGGAAACTTTAATGTCAAGGATAAAAGTTCATGAACATCAACATTTGCACGTAAAATATTAATATCTCTACCTGTATTCAAAGCGGCCAACCACCGATGATGTCCATCTATAATCCAACTGTCACTACTTGCTAGTAGAGGTTTTGGGTTCTGGCCGTCATATTTTTTGTTCTTTGTAAGTTGTCTTTCAACACCTTGGTCTGAAAATTCTTTTTGTATTGGTTTTAAATCTTTTGCACTTACGACTTGTGAAGTTAGAGTTACGCCGTTCTTTTTAAGATAAGATTTATATTCGTCATAGTCTGTAGATTTCACTTGAGGCATTTTGTCCCTTGTGATACCCATAGTATCTTCTGGTTTAGGCTTCTCTATTTTGAATTCAGCTAGGCGCATTTAAAACAATCCTAATTTTTAATATTTCTATCTAAGCTGGCTAAATTTGCGTTTGCATTTTTGCCAAAGTTACTCTTGTTTAATTGCATTTTATTTACAATTTTCTTGAAGCCTTCTTTAGTTCTTAGATATTGTTTAATGATTTCTTTTTGTTCTGGTCTTGCAATATCATGATACGCCATTGTAAATCTTTTCGCAAGTTCAGGTGTAACTTTAATTTCTTCATTATCTTTAAATTTAATTGGAAAAGGCATATTATCTGCACGTGCGGCTAAGTTATCTAATACTCTCAAAGGATCAGATTGTTTAACAGGCTGACCTTTATTATATTCTACGATTAGATAAAAATCATCTTCGTTAGATTCGTGTATCTTATTATATACGTCTGCAAGTTCTCTTGCATTTATTCCATGCATGGTACGAGAAATATCAAATGCGTATCCACTTACACTTTGTCTGTTGCCTTTAGAAGTCACAAGCCTATGCAATGCATCTAGGGCCGCCTTCATATATCTTTCTGGTACATTTAATATAGCTTTATCAGGATGACTAAAATCTTCTGGTAAGGCATAATCTGCAATATTCTGTCCTAGTCTTTTTGTTTTTTGTTGTAAACTACGTAACTTCTTAATACCTTTACCAGTTGTAATTGCAACCTTAAACATACCTTTAAGTACATCAACTGTTGTCTTTGCCAACACAGCCATAATAATTAATTCTGCTAACGGAGGGACTGAACCAAAATCTTCACTAACATCTACAGTGGACTCTACTGGAAATTCTTTGTTTGATGTTTTGAAGTTCTTTTTACGCATGACAGTTTTTGCAACTAAGTCTAGTTCTTCGTTGTCTCTGTCCCATTTCAATACAAAAGGAATATTGATATCACTTTCTAAGTCTTTCATCACTGCCTCAGCATCAGGACCCATCTGTGCAATTGGTTTACCCCAACGCTTGTATTCTTTTTTAAACAAATTTACCAACTCAGGCATAGTGATTTGTTGACCATTACGGTCATCGTTTGCTCTATCGATAAAGTGTCTAGTGAATTCTACATCGATGTTGAGACTAGAAAACAAATTATCTAATGCTTTTTCTAAAGCATTTAATTGAGTGTTAGTTATTGGTTGTTCTACTTCATCTAATCTCATTTTATTTTCCCTTTTGTGACTTCAAAACTTGTATTTCTTTTTGCAATACTTCTATTGCTTTAGTAAGTCTTGCCAATTCTTTTTCTTGTTTATAGTCAGCTTTGTCGCCGTCTCTTTCATTCTTTTCTACGTCTGCCAATAAAGCCGATAACACATTGTCTGCCTGCGGATATTTAGTTTTCAACTGAACCAATGCTCTTGCAGTTTTAGGGTCAAACCCTTTTAACAAATCTTCTGATTTTTCTTTTTCTTTAACAGGAGTTGGTTCATTCCTACGTTGATTAACTTTGGAAGGATCCATACCTAATTCAGATGCTTTACGATATTTTGCCATTGTTTTGAGTGCGTATGCTTTCTTTCTGGCTCGTCTTGCCATTGCAGGCGATAATGCTTCACCCATATCCTGCATTAGTTGTGCTTCCATAAGAGACTCATACAACGAATGCTCTTCCCAATTTTCATTTGTAATTCCTTTTTGTAATTTATTTTGAAATAATTGCATTACATCTTTTGGAATATTAGGATTGCCATATAAATCTTGTAAAATCTGTTCTAGTGTTGACTCGTCTGCCTTCGCAATCATGTCACGAATTTGGGTAGCACTATTAATTGCCTGTCCTCTTATTTCGAACTTAAACGTAGGTACTGTAGTAATATATGAATGGTCACGCAATGGTTTAGCATTCTCAATCCCAGGCCATTTTTGCATATGAGCAGGTTGTCCTTTTTTAGCACCTCTAGTTAATAGAGCCATACCAGTGTCCGGGAAGTTAAATCTAGGGTCTTCTGCCATATCTTTCTCTGATACTGCATAAACTATTACGGTCTTATCTGGGTCAAATCTGTCTGTAATCTCTGTAGCAACATAAGGAACTTTACATTGAACGATAGAATTAGGGTCTACACCAGCTAATTGCATCATCTTTTTCTTCTCTTGGAATGTAAAGGGAGACTTATGATTATCCGTTTTATCAGAAGATGCAATAAATACTTGTGCACCTTTATATTGTTGTTTTAGATACTTGAATACTTTCCCATGTCCAATGTGAAATGGGTGAAATCTTCCTGGATATATTACAACAAGATTGCTGTTTTCGTTCTCAAATAAGTCGTATAATCTCATGTTTTTCTACCTATAATTAACTGCTATGTGTATTTATCTTTATTATAAAAAAAGACCCACTCAGAAGTGGGCCAGTTAGTTCACAATATGAACAAGGAGACTTTAAAAGAAAAAGTATATATTCAGTGAAATCATAACACCTGTTAGTGCTAGACCAAAGATAGTGCTTTTATTGAATTCTAGGCTATTTGGATGTCTCATGTTACCTCTCAATCTAAATCGCATTGCCAATACTTACCATCATACCAAGCACGAAGCCCGCCCAATGGATAATCCGTATGTTCAAAGAATATGTAAGGACGGCCCTTTGCATCAATTTTCTGTTCTATGATACTGGCTTCTTCTAAAGGTATTAGACGTTCAGCACCAGTATCTTCGTAAACTGCACTATTAAAAATGCGTATCATCTTACGCCGCCTCTCCGAAAAGTTTGCTCATGTTTGAAAATACTACATTATAAGCATTTGCTTCATACTCATAATTATCCCAGAAGTTATCATCATCATTGCCTGATGCACAATGCTCTTCCCAAACACGGTTCATTGCGTTCATTCCTTCTAGTGCATCGCCACGACCAAAACTTTCGATTGTCTTCCAAGCATCTTCAAAACTTGGTGTTGCTTCATAAAAACTAGGGATTCTAAACATATTATTCTCTCTCTTTTGATTAACTATACTTATAGTATACAGCGATTCGCTATTTTGTCAAGTTTTTAGTCTAAATCACAAGACCAATGTTCGCCATTATATTCTGCCTTTAACGAACCCATGGGGTAATCGCTATGCTCAAATAAGATATAAGGAGAACTATATACTGGACAAATCTTTTGTGTCACTATGTTTACTTCATCTAGTGACAACCAACGTTCTCCGGGGATAGCTGAATTAAAAATACGAATCATTTGAACCTCTCTCTGATTACTTAATTAATATAGCACGATTCGTTAATTTGTCAAGTTTAAACTAGACTTGTACGGGTATCGCCTTCAATTTTAAGGACGCATTCGCCTGTACTAAGGTTATCGACATTACCAACAAACTTACCAATAAGATGTTCATATTCTGTTCCTTCCTGAAATCCACCAACTATATAGCCACGTTTCATATACCAATCACCTTTGTCATTCTTACGAACAACATTATCAAGGTACAAAGTATCCCAACCTTTTGGGTCGTACTCTTTTTGTGATTGTACGTATTCTGATTCAAAGTTATCTTCAACTTGATAACAATCAAAGAAGTTTTCTTCGTATGCTTCGTTTGAAGATGTAACTAAATCTATAACGGAAGAAGCCTCATCATAATTGCTGGCTTCAACAACATAGGTGCTACCACCTTTGTTCTTCCAATAAGAAGTAACACCATCCCAATCTGAATCATGGGCGGCATAGTTTTCACGGATAGCAGTTTCGATAACAAATTTGTTCATAGCTTTCTCCTTCATTATGTATATAATATATCATGATTCGGAGATATGTCAAGTTTTTAATAGATGTTTTACTACTTCTTTTTGAAAATTCAACCCAGGATGAGCGCCAGTTACGATGCCTGGTGTGTATCCATGCACTAAAGTATGATGAAATTTAGCTATATCTAGTATATCATTGCCTAAATCTAGTGATAATTCAGAGTTTTCTAAGTATCTTTTATGTCTGATACTGAATAAAAGTGAAGGATTAACTATTGAATATTTAATTTTATGTTTGTCTAAAAATTCTTTTATAATAGTTTCTTCTTTTGGTATATCTTCATGTACTATTTCATTCCATTTCTTATCTATAATTTCTAGCAATGATTTATCTAAATCTTTAGTCATGGCTTCTTTAGTAGATGCATTTATATTGATATATTGCCCACCATCATATACAGAAAATCTAGGATGATGAAAGCCGAATATGTATATATGTTCAGGTTTATGCCTTGAATGTTCAACCCAGTTTTCAATTAGTCGCCATACCATATCAGCGCCTGAACCAGCAACACCAAAGTTCTTTGTTTTAAAATCTATTTGCTTTTCTAGTATATGAGGCCATGTATGATGAAGTGGTAATCCAATTCCCATTGTATGACTACACCCAAAACACCATACCTCGTTAGGTTGGTTTTCTAAATGATAGTCTTCATTAGACCTAAAACCATAATTGTTTAGACGTATTTCTAGTGTTAGCAGGTCATTCCAAGTGTAGTCTTCATCGATATTGAAATGCTTATGGTATTTTTCAGGAAGTTGTTGTAGATTATTTAATTCTGGTATATCAGCTTTCGATATTTCAGGACCTAGGTGGCGTCCCATTAACAACTGGTCGTGCATTATGAATTGTTTGGGTTAAAAATATGTTTGAAGGCTTCGCTGTTCTTTGCTTCATTGACATTTTTTATTGAACCCATGTTGATTAGTACTGTATCTCTGTGATATTCTCTAGTATTTTCATATGAATGAAAACTAGTGGTTGATGGAACAAACGACATTGCACGATTTTCTTTCCATTCTACTTGCCCAACAATTCTACTGAACTCAGATGCGTCTTCATGAAATAGTGTTCCTTGATTGAATGCTCCAACATATAACACTGTAGACAATCTTTTCCATGGTGAATCGATATGATTTTTATACTTAGCGAATGGTATTTGTCTGTTAGCCCATATGATATAATCAT